GGCTACATGCCGCAGGATATCGGCGCCCGTGCCGCGCTCACCGTTCTGGAGACCGTCCTGCTCGGCCGGCTGGGACGCTTGGGCCTCAAGGTCGGCGCCGACGACCTCGCCGCCGTGCGCGATGTGTTGGTCGAACTCGACCTGACGGGGCTGGTGGCGCAGCGATTGGGCGAACTCTCCGGCGGACAGCGGCAACTCGTCTATCTCGCGCAGGCGCTCGCCGCCGACCCGGAGATCCTGCTGCTCGACGAGCCGATCTCGGCGCTCGACATCCGCCACCAGCTCGACGTACTCGAAACCGTCGGACGGCTGACGCGCGCGCGGGCGTTGACCACGATCGTCGTGTTGCACGATCTCAATGCCGCCGCCCGGTTCAGCGATCGCCTGGGTCTGATGTGTGCCGGCCGGCTCTTGGTTTGCGGCACGCCGGGCGAGGTGCTTCGTGCGGATCACCTCGCGGAGGCGTATCAGGTCGCGGCGACCATTCTCGCCGACGCGGATGGGGTGCCGGTGGTGACGGTGCGCCGGTCTCTGGGGGCGACGAGTTCGGTGGCGGCCCGTTATGGAGAGAGACTGGAGCGCGGCACGATCGGTCCGTGACGGTCCGGAGGCTCGCCGACGACGACCAACCCCGCAGTCTCTGTGGGCTCATCCGTCAGTCGTGGCGCCGTCGTTTCGCGGCAGCCTCGGACGCCGAGCGGCGTGGCGAGCAACTGACGCGCCACAGCACAAGGATGATCTTCGTCGCCTCGCCTTCTTGCGCGCCTGCAGTTCCGTAGCGCGGCGAGGGTAGGCACTGGATAGAGATGGGCGCGGTCGAAGACTTCTCTGGTGTCCGTTTCGGCGCCGGTACCGCTTGATGGTATTTGCTAGAGACGCCCGTGTCCGATTGACATCACTGTCGAGCGAGGAGCCTCGGGAGGCTGTGTCGGTAGCTGCCGAACACGCTGGGGTAGGTGCAGGGGTGTTCGTCTGCGGCCCAAAATGCCGATACTTCTCAACGGCTTCGTAGAGGGAGTGGCGGAGAGGGTGGGACTCTCCGCCGTTACAAAGAAAACTGGCGGAAACGCTAGAAAGACTGTCGATTCATTGCCTTGCGTCCAGAGCGATGTTACAAAACGCGGTACAGAATGACGCTCTGATGACGGGCTTGGGGCATGGCGAACGCGAAGCACCTTCTCAACCGAAACGGGCGCTGGTTTGCTCGCGTCGCGGTCCCGGCACCGCTGGTCCCGATCATCGGCAAGACCGAGTTGCGCGAACCCCTCGGCGCGGATAGACGCGAGGCTGAGCGTCGGTCGCATGCCATCGTCGCCGGCTTCGTTGCGCAGATCGACCGAGCGCGCGAACTGCTAGAGATGCAGCCGGGCGACCTTCAGACCGCCGCTCGCCGGTTCTATGAGCGCGAGCTTCTAGCAGACGACGCCGAGCGCCTGTCGCTTGATCGAGGCGACGAGGATACGCGGCGTCTCTTCCGCGACCGCTATACACTCACGCTCCGGCGTGTCGCCGCCGGCGCCGTCGAGCAAGATGAGGCCGAGGCGGTTATCGGTTGGGCGCTCGACGACGCAGCGGCTCGCAACGAGATCGCCGCACCGCGCGGGACGCCTGTTCGCCATGACCTGCTGAAGGTGTTCGCCGGCATCAAGCTAGAGGCGCTGGAAGCGGCGCGTCAGAAGGACGCTGGGGCGGCTCGACCGGATGCACCGACGCATCCACTACTCGCCGACGCACAGGCGCCAGTGACCGCCGCAGGCGCCGCGAACGTGGCGCCGGTCGTCAACGAGAACAGCGGCAAGACGCTGGCGGACCTTCTGCCGCTCTTTCATAGCGAGCGCAAATCTCGCCCGGCGACGCAGAAAGAGCAAGGCGTCGCTGTCCGCATGTTCGAGGAGTTTCTAGGCCGGGCGAAGCCAATCAGCGCGATCACCGATGATGACGTCGTGAAGTACAAGTTCGCGCTCGCCGAGACGCCGTCGAACTATACGAAGCGCTTTCCCGGCATGACGATCCGGCAAGCGATTGACGCGAACAAGGCGCGTAAGGCGCCGTTCCCGGTGCTCGCGGCGAAGACGATCAATGAGAAGTGGCTTGCGCACCTGCGGGCGCTCTTCGCCTGGGCCGCGGCGAACCGCATCATCAAAGAGAACCCCGTCGCCGGCATCCGTGTAAACGAGATTGCACGCGACGACGTCGCACGGCGCCCGTTCTCGGCAGACGATCTGCGCCGCATCTTCGCCTTCCTAGAGACCGGCACCCCGGCGGTTTCGCCGACTGAGAAATGGGCGCTGCTGATCGCGCTGCACACCGGATGCCGGGCGGCTGAGATCGCACAGGTTCGGCTCGACCGCATCGTCGAGGATCGCGGCGTGCTGGTGTTCGATATGACCGAGGTCGAGGCGAAGAACCGTCAAAGCCGGCGGCTCGTGCCGGTGCATCAACGCCTTCTGGATCTAGGCTTGATCGCCTATGTCGACGGGCTGAAGAAGCGCGGCGAGAAGCGGCTTCTGCCGGAGTGGATGCCGGCGAAGAGCGGGAAGTACGCTGACACGCTGCCGCGCTGGTTCAATCGAACGTTCCTGCCGAGCGTCGGACTGACGTCAGAGCGCCAGAGCTTCCATTCGTTTCGGCACACGCTGAAGACCGAGCTTGCACGCATCGGCGTCCCGCGCGACGTGTCGGACGCTATCACCGGGCACGGCGAGGATCGCAGTCGGAATTCCGGTGGCGTGTACATCCACGACATGCCGCTGGAGGCGATGCGGGATGCGCTGAACCGCGTGCGCTTCCTGTAGTCGCACCCACCTAATCGCAATTGAGAAAAAACTGTTGACGCGCTGATTCTCGCCATGGGAGAATATTGTCAGTTTAGGAACGCTGGCTTTTAGATGAATTTTGGTAAGTGGCAGTTTGGTCGGCTGCCGTGGCGTGTTTTTGATAAGAAGTCGTCCACTTCGCTCGCTTTGCCCGACGCTTTCACGCTTGAGATTTTTGGGCGTCGCCTCACGATTTCGTCGCAGGACGTCAATCCCGCGACGGCGATGTCTGTTCCCGCCGTCAAGGCGGCGGTCGAGCTTATCAGCACCACTGTCGGCACTCTGCCGGCGAAGATCTTCGAGCGTGGCGCCGAGGGCGGAAAGACCGTCGCCTCTGCGCATCCGGCCTATGGGCTCGTCCATGACGACGTGAACGACTGGACTAGTGCCGGTCAGCTTCGCGCGCTGCTGACCGCCGACGCGCTTCTTCACGGCAACGGCTATGCCTACGCGGTCCGCGTTGGCGGTCGTGTTCGCGAACTGATCCGGCTCGACCCGCGCGCCGTCACCGTCGAGGTAGACGACGCGACCGGCGAACCTCGTTATCGCGTCGCCGAGGGCTCGACGCAGCGCCTCTATGCGATGGCAGACGTTCTGCACGTCGCCGCTCCCTTCAGCCACAACGGCATCACTGGCGTCTCGGTTATCGAACACGCCCGCGAGGCAATCGGCCTTGCTCTGGTTCTGGAACGCCACGCCGCGCGCCTGTTCGGCAATGGCGCTCGACCGAGCGGCGTTCTGTCTGTCGCTGGTAGGCTCACGACCGAGGCGGCGCAGCGTCTCGCTGCGGCTTGGAAGGGCTCCCACGCTGGCGACAGCGCCGGCGGAACCGCCGTACTGGAGGATGGCGCGACCTTCCTGCCGATCACCTTCAACTCGGTTGACGCTCAGTTCGCCGAGATGCGGACTTTCCAGATTGTCGAGGTTGCCCGCGCGTTCCGCGTTCCGCCGAGCATGCTCTACGAGATGGGCCGCGCGACGTGGTCGAACGCTGAGACGGCGAACCGCGAGTTCCTTCAGCACTCCCTCTTGCCGTGGCTCCGCGCTTGGGAAGCGGCCTATCGCCGCCTTCTTCTGTCGCCGGAAGAGCGCACCGCGTTCTCGGTCGAGTTCGTTGTCGACGATCTGTTGCGGGCCGACACGGCGCAGCGTGCCACGGCGTATTCCCAGTTTCGCGCCGCCGGCGTCATGACCGCGAATGAGGTCCGTGCGCTGGAGAACCTGCCGCCGTTGCCCGGCGGCGACGTGCTCGCGAACCCCTACACCTCCTCAAGCACAGGGCCGACGAAATGAGCGACCTGACCTATCGCGGCTTCCTCGGCGACGGCGAGCGCGACTTTCACCTGACGCCCGCCCTGATCGTCGAGCTTGAATTGAAGGTCGGCACCGGCATCGGCGCGCTCTTCAATCGCATGATCGCGCGGGACTTCCGGTTTGCCGACATCGTCGAGACGGTTCGCCTCGGTCTGATCGGCGGCGGCGCCTCGCCCGCCGAAGCGCACCAGCTTGTCGACACTTACGTTCATGGTCGACCGCTCGCCGAGTCCCTGCCGATCGCGCTGTCGATCCTAGAAGCCGTCTGGTTCGGCAAGTCCGCCGAGACCGTCGCCGAGGGCTCGACTGATGAGTGAGCGCATCGAGTTCAAGGCGTCTCTGTCGGTCGCCGAGGATGGCACGATTTCCGGTCTGGCTTGGCCGTTCGGCACGCCTGACCGCGTGGGCGACGAGATCATGCCCGGCGCCTTCAAGGGCGCGGCGACGCCGCTTCCCATGCTCGCCTTTCACGACGCCGCCGCGCCTGTCGGTGCGTGGTCGTCGATCGCCGAGACCGAGAAGGGCCTGGAGGTTTCCGGCCGTCTTCTCGTCGAGGACATCGCCTCGGCGAAGGAAATGCGCGCGCTCGTAAAAGCGGGCGCCGTCGCCGGTCTGTCGATCGGTTTCGTCGCGAAGAAGGCTGAGGCGAAGAAGGGCGGCGGTCGGATCATCAAGGCCGTCGACCTTGTCGAAATCTCCCTGGTCACCGTCCCTGCCCATCCGGGCGCGAAGGTCACCAGCATCAAGTCGGCGGCGCGGGCTCTGTCTCTCGCCGCCGCCATCAACTCCACCGCAACCCGCATTGCAAAAGAGCATTAAAACAGAATGAGTTACATGAATCAGATCGTCGCCGGCGGCGCGATCGAGCTTAAGGGCGCCGACGACGTCGATGTTGTGACGCAGGCGCTCGCCAATCTGGAATCGAAGGTCGACGCCCGCATCGGCGCAGTCGAGACCAAGGCGGCGGACGCTGCCGCGCTCGCTGATCGGCTCGACAAGATCGAGACCCGCCTTTCGCGGCCGAACGTCAACACCAAGGCTGACGACGTCTCGGTCGAGCGCAAGAGCTTCGGCACCTATCTCCGCTTCGGCAATCAGGCTCCGGCCGAGGAACTGAAGGGGCTCAATGTCTCGACGGACACGCAGGGCGGCTATCTGGCGCCGGCGGAGATGTCGACCGAGTTCATTCGCGATCTGGTCGAGTTCTCGCCGATCCGCGCCGTCGCCTCGGTCCGCACGACCGGCGCGCCGAGCGTGATCTATCCGAAGCGCACCAGCGGCACCAACGCGACGTGGAAGGGCGAGACCCAGGCCGCCGACGAGAGCACCGCCACCTTCGGTCAGGCCGAAATCGCCGTGCATGAGTTGAAGACCTACGTGGACATCTCGGACCAGCTTTTGCAGGACGCGGGTGCGCAGGTCGAGGCCGAGGTGCGCATGGCGCTTGCCGAGGACTTCGGCAAGAAGGAAGCCGCCGCCTTCGTCAACGGCACCGGCTCCGGTCAGCCGGCGGGCCTAATGACGAACGCCGATATCGCGTCCATCGCCAACGGTCACGCCACGAACCTTGATCCCGACGCGCTGATCAAGCTCCTGTACGCGCTGCCGGCGACGTATCGCAATGCCGGCTCCTGGGCCATGAACGGCACCACGCTCGCGGCAATCCGCAAGCTGAAGGACGGGCAGGGCAACTATCTCTGGCAGCCGGCCTATGTCGCCGGTCAGCCCGAGACGATCCTGGGTCGTCCGGTCGTCGAAATGCTCGACATGCCCGACGTCGCGGCTGACGCCTTCCCGATCATCTACGGCGACTTCAGCGCGTATCGCATCGTCGACCGGATCGGCTTGTCGATCAAGGTCGATCCCTACTCGCTCGCGACGAACAGCATGACGCGCTTCCACGCGAACCGTCGTGTCGGCGGCGCCGTGCTTCAGGCCGCGCGCTTCCGCAAGCTCAAGATGGCGACGGCGTAAGGAGACCGACCATGCGTGATATCGTGAACAACATCGGCGTTGTGCAGGCTCTGGCTCCCGCCGTGCTGACCGCCACCACCACCGGCGCCGTGCTCGACCTGCTCGGCTTCAACAGCGCCGCGTTCGTCATCAACACCGGCGCCATCGTCGGCGCCGGCAACTTCACCGCCAAGGTGCAGGAAAGCGACGACGGCACGACCTTCACCGACGTCGCCGCCGGCGATCTTCAGGGCACGCTTCCCGCCGCGCTCGCGGCGAATGGCGTGGTGAAGGTCGGCTATCGCGGCTTCAAGCGCTTCGCGCAGCTTGTCGTCACGAAGAACAGCGGCACGTCGATTGCGGTCAGCGCCGCCCTGATCAAGGGCGACGCGGCGCAGCGGCCTGTGGCGTAAGGAGCGGCGAATATGACTGTTACCGCGACCGCTTACGCGAAGTTCTACGTCGGCACCATCGCCGGCGCCACGGCGACCGCCGCCGCAACCACTGACGCGGCCGAACTGACCGCGTTCGAGGCCGACACCTATGTCGAGGTCAACGAGACCGCCGACCTGGGTGAGTTCGGCGACGAGGCTGAGGAGATCAAGTTCTCGTCGATTTCTGACGCTCGCGTGCGCAAGCTGAAGGGCATTCGCGACGCTGGCAATCTGGAACTGACGGTCCATCGCACCGGCTCCGACGCGGGCCAGGCGGCGCTTCGGACCGCCAAGGGCGACGACCATCAGCGCACCTTTAAGGTGGTGCTGAATGACGCTCCGCCGGCTGGTACGCCGACGACCTTCTATTTCCGGGGGCTCGTCATGGGCGGTCGGACGAAGATGGGCGAGGCGAACAACGTCGTCGACGAGGTGTTCACGATCGCCATCAACTCGGCGATCGTCGAGGTTCCGGCAGAGGCGGCCTGATGCCTCTCGGCTCTGACGAAATCACGATCAAGATTGGCGCGCTTCCGATCCGGTTGCGCGCCAGTCTCCGGGCTGCGATGCGGCTTGAGCGTCGCCAGGGCGGCTTCGGTCCCTTGGTTGCACGCCTCGGCGACGGCAGTCTGTCGACCGCCGCCGAGATCATCTCCGAGTGCTCGATTTCTCCGCTCGATGTCGAGGAAGTGCTCGACGTGCTGGAGCATGTGGTTCTCGGCAAGACGCTGCCTCTGATCACTCCGGCGCTCGTCGATCTGGTGTTCGCGCTCGCCGGGCTTTACCCCGACGCGCCCGAGACCGCCGACGCCAGCGCCGCCGAGGCAATCACCTACGGTGAGCATCACGTTCGGCTCTATCGCATCGCGACGGGCTGGCTCGGCTGGTCCCCGGCGGAAGCCTGGGACGCCTCGCCGGCTGAGATCCTGGAAGCGTACCGGGGTCGCATCGATTTGCTGAAGGCGATCTTCGGCGGCGGCGATGAGCCGGAGAAGGCGAAAAGCAATCTGTCGCTCGACGATAAGGTCAAGCTCGCTATGCAGAGCTTCGGAACCAAGGTCGTCCGGCGCGCAAAGAATTAGCGGGCGTTCCTTGACGGCTCCGCGACCAGTCGAACAACGGGAAGTCATCTCTCCGCCCGCTATAGGCATTCACAAGGGGACAAGGTGACGTGGTCGCATCCTTTCAATTTTGGATTTCACAATGTCTGATCCGTTTTCCACCTTCTCTCGCGGTCCAGATTCACCAGTTCGCCGTCTCCGTTTGGTGACGCCTGACGATGCACACGATCTGCCGGTCGTCTCGCGCCTGTTCGTCACCTTGCCGGGCTGGATTACGTTCATTCCGGTCGAGAACGGCGACGATGAGCCGGTCACGGCGATCATCGATGACGCGCAGATCCATCGCGCTCTTCCGGTGCTGGTTCGTCGTGTTCTGACCGGTCCTGCCGACAAGCAGACGCGGAGCGACTGCGTCTATGCGGTCGAGGCGTGACGATGGTGCTTGATGTCTTTAATCCGCCGGTCGACCCGGCGCCGGGGCTTAAGGTCCAGCCGCGCTTTCGCGTGCTGAAGGCGAGCTTCGGCGACGGCTATCAGCAAACCACGCGCAAGGCCGCGTCGCAGCGCCTCACGATGGATCTGTCGTGGCCTGTCCTGTCGCTCGCTGAAGAGAGCGCCATCGGCGCCTTCCTCGTCGACCATTACGTCGAGCCGTTCGTTTATGCGCTCCCCGGCGATGCGCAGGCGCGGACATGGACCGTCACCAGCTACGAGGGCCGCGATATTGGTTCCGGCTATCGCTCGGCGACGGCGACAATCGGACAGAGCGTCGAGGCGGTTGCCGATGCCGCTTGAGACCTTCGCGCCAGCCTATGGCCCGAGCGACATCACCCGGCGCGTCAATGTGTCGGTGCTGAAGCCGGACTTCGGCGAGGGCTTCAGCCGTCCGGCTTTGGAAGGCATCAACCCCATTCGCCGCTCGGCGGTGCTGAAGTGGGACGTGCTGACCGCCGAGGACGCCGACGCCATTGTCGCCTTCGCGATCGAGCACGGTCAGGACATCCCGTTCACCTATCGCATTCCCGGCGACCCCGAGGCGCTGCAATGGACCTTCACCGACTGGTCCGCCGAGTACCTGCAACGCGGCTATCGCTCGGTCAGCGTCACGCTGTCGCAGTCGTTCGATTTCGTGGGTGGTGCCGATGCCGGTTAAGCCCGGTCGAATCTGCGGCTACTGCCGGCAACGTGTCGCGTCGGGCATGGCGTGCGCCTGTGCGCAGTCCCGCCGCGCCGAGGCCGAGCGCAACAAGCGCTATGAAGCGACACGCCTGAGCGCATCGGCACGCCGATACGACACGAAATGGAAGAAGGAGCGCACCGCGTTCCTTGCCGATCACCCGACCTGCGTCAGGTGCGGCGCGCCGTCGACCGTCGTCGACCACATCACTCCGCATCGCGGCGACATGAAGCTCTTCTGGAGCCGGAGGAACTGGCAGCCGCTCTGCACGCACTGCCATTCGAGCACGAAGCAACGCGAGGAAAGGCGTCCGCAGCCATGACCACTGAACCGAACAACCCGATTGTCGAGCTTATGATCATGGGCAACCGTGCCGACGACAAGGTCTTGATCGCCGCTCATGACGGCGAAATCAGCGAGAGCGACGCCGCGCTCTTGGTATTGCGCTATGGATCGATCATCACGGCAGAACCCGAATTTCGCCGCCGCACGTTCTTCGATACCCGCGATAAGTCGATCCGGCTTGTTCCTATTGGGGTAGCCTAATGACGACAGTCGCATATCGTGACGGTGTTCTCGCTACCGACAGTCAGGGCATGGAAGACGGCTTCATCGCCACACATCGAAGCCGGAAGCTCTACGAACTACCGAACGGCGGACACGCCGCTAGCGTCGGCGCGAAGGCTGACACCACGGCTTACATCCGTTGGCTGGGCACCGGCGAAGGCGACCGACCGCACCTCGGCGGAAGCACGGTCATCGTGCTTCAACCCGATGGCACTGTCGTCGTCCATGAGTACGGCGGCGAGTACGTCCTGACCGAACCATATGCGGCCTGGGGCAGTGGCTTCCCTGGTGCCATGGCTGCGATGCACGCGGGCTGCGATGCCATCCGTGCAATCGAGATCGCAGCCATGATCGATCCGAGCACCGGCGGTCCAGTGCAGTCGGTTGCGTGCGAATGGCTTACGAAAGTTGATGCGCTCGATGATATCTAGAGAGAGCGAGTGTTGAAGCGAGCGATTACTCGATACGGATCGTGCGGTGTATTCTTGAAACGGAATCTATGTCTTACGTTGGCTTGGCAAACCTTATAGTCCCCCTCGCCGACGATGAAATTGAATAATCTATCGTTGTTCAGGCAAACGGGGCATATGTAGTGGGTGGGCTGGCCGTTCTTAAGCTCCTCAATCAGGCGGTAAACCATGTCGCCTTCTGGAGTGTTTACAAGCTCGTATCTTCCGCGTTGCTTACTGAAGTCGTCTTCTTTCCGAAGTTCGTCACTAATGGATCGCAGAGAGTTGCTAAGCTCAACGTTCATCACGTTTACGGCCGTCAACTGCGACGCGAGCGAATTAACAAGCTCCACACCCTTGTCGTCGGCTGGTTTGCCGGTGGTGAAGAGCTTCTTGATTGCTTCTACGGTGCTAGCGGCCTGTCCGGTCGTGGTGATGGCGGCTCCGGCGAGCCCGACCGCAGCCTGGATTGTTCCGATATCCATGTGAACGACTCCCTATTGCCGCTCGGCAGGACACAACTAGAGCGCAGTCCATGGCGGCAGGCAAGGCACCGGGGGGGGGGGGGTCGAGAACTTCGAGCATAGGCCGGGAACCGGCGCAGGGTCCATCGCGCAAGATTTGACCCAATTGGGATTTTTAAGGAATTGAGATTTGAGCATCGTGGAATTGGAAGACGTTAAGGCGCATCTCAACATCGATACTGACGAAGACGACGCGTTGCTGACCGCGAAGATTGAGGCGGCGGAAGCGTTCGTAGAGCGCTACCTGTTTCAGGACTTCGCCAAGTTCGATCCGGTGCCGGCTCCGCTCAAGGAAGCCGTGCGAATGCTCGTCGGGCACTTCTATGAGAACCGCGAGGCATCCGCTGACGCGCGCATCTACGACGTCCCGTTCGGCGTCTGGGCGCTGATCGCCCCCTATCGGGGATGGGGCTTCTGATGGCGACGTCTGGTCAGCTTCGGCGGCTGCAAAAGCGCCTCGCCAAGATCCCGAAGGACGTCAAGACGGCGGTTGTGCCGGCTCTTGCTGCGTCCGGCGAGGAACTGGCGGATCGCATCCGCGCGCTCGCACCCGAGGATAGCGGCGACTTGAAAGACAGTGTCGCGGTGACTTTGCCGGGGCAGTCGACGCCGCCTTTCTCTCAGCCGGGCGGATCGCGCGTCGCAGGTGAGAACGAAGTCCTCATCACGGTCGGCAACGAGGACGTCCGCTATGCCGCGCTCGTCGAGTACGGCACCGCGCCCCATAGCGTCGAGAAGGGTGTCGGGACAAAGCTCGGTCGGCTTGTCTCGCGGCTTAGCGGCACCGGCGAGCAACATCCGGGCTCTGAGGCGCAGCCGTACTTTTGGCCTGCGTGGCGCTTGACGCGGAAGCGCATTGCGAACCGCGTCAAGCGTGCGATCGGCAAGGCCGTTCGGGATGGGGCGTCGAAATGACCGAGCCATCCCTGGGGCTTCAGAAGACCGTGCGCGGCGTCCTGGTGGCGTCGCCTGCCGTCACCGCGCTTGTCGCGCCGGCGGCGATCATGGATCGCGGGACGCGGCCTGAGACCTTTCCTTGCGTCATCCTCGGCGACGGGCAGACGGTGCTAGAGGGCGGCAGCTACTCGCGCAAGCTGGTCCGCGTCTATCTCGACCTTCACTTCTGGACCAAGGGTGGCGATCTGGCGGCGGTGAAGGTGCTCGCCGGCGCCGTGGGGACCGCGCTCACTGGCATCAAGCCGGCTGTCGAGGATCACGACACGGTCGACTTCAAGGTCGCCAGCGCGCGCCACATGCGCGATCCGTCCGGCGAGTACGGTCACGCCGTCGTGACCGTCGAGGCGCTTCTGTTGGGGCGCGACGAATGAGGGCAGGGCGGCTTGATCGGCGCGTCGTGTTTCAGCGCGCCACCTACTCGACCGATGACGCGGGCGTGCCGGACGCGACCTGGTCAGAGATCGCGTCGCGTAGGTGCGAGATTATGGAACGCACCATGGGCGAGACCACGGTGGGCATGAACACCGTCACTACGGCCGACGTGAGCATTCGCACGCGGTTCTT